TTAGTGCGCGGTGGACAATCGCATACCGACCACTTTATCACGCTGCATCATGCCAAAGGCAATAATAAATAGCCCCAGCATAAAGGGGATTTCATACAGCTCCTCCAGCAGATCCTGATCGTGCGCATCTTGCAAAACCAGCGAGCCCAGCAGGCGATGGTGCTCTACGGCATCGGAAAGCAAAAAGGTTATCACCACCAGCAACACAGTCCACAGGGGGAACGTTTCCTGGCGAAAACGCAGCGCGATCTCTTTACGCAGCGTAGCGGAAACGATCACCGGCAGCACCAGTGCCGCAATCAGAACGACCGAGATAATACGGAAAATCACTCTTGGCTCGTCCGGGAAGTAGACCCTGCCCCAGCTGGTACTGCGCCCTAACAGTACTACCCACCAGGCAACGGACCACAGCCAGAAGGCTTTCTGACCGGGCGTCAGCGTCCAGGGCTTGATCCAGAAAAGGGTGAACAGTGCGCCAAAAAGCAGCCATAAGGCCTGCCCATTCTCAATCCAATTAACCAGCCTCGCTTCGCTAACGGGTAGCGGGATCTCTGGAAAGAAGGGAAAGAGAACGGATAAAATAAAGAGCAGTGCTGTAACAAACGGCAGCTGTGCGTCCAGTTTCATGATTATTATTACCTGGAAAAATATTAGCCGTCTATTTTATCTGGGTATGTTAGCTGCTGCTTTGCGATGTGTGCCAATTAGGGCAGCTAAATTAGGATAATGATGATTCACGCTACGAATAGAAGAGAACTACCTTTGAGAGACATGTAAGCAGTGAGTTGTGATGAACGTCGTTGAAAGCGGTACGGGTAAGTGCTTGAATAGTGGCGGAGAGAGGGGGATTTGAACCCCCGGTAGAGTTGCCCCTACTCCGGTTTTCGAGACCGTTCTACTCCGCCTACAAAACATGAAGTTAGCTTCTTTTCTGAGAAAATTGTTTACTTTTCCACCCTTGTGATATCAATAAATTAAGAGCTCATCAAACCTATTTTTCTCAGCAAAATTGCCAGTCAAAGTGCGGGGCAATCGTCACCCTTATCTACAGCATTGATCAGCGCAATCACCGGCCCGATAACAATGACGCCGTCGAGCGCTTCTCCCTCTATCGCTTCGCCCTCTTCCGTTATCATCGCATCGCCAATCCACCTGGCGAACTGATTAAAGCCATCGACGCTGACCAGCAGAACAATGCCGGGATCTGGCCGCCGCGATTTATCGATCACTGCCCAGCCGCTCGATGTCTCAATCAGCAGAGTATTACCGTTTACGTTGAATAACTCGTTGAGACACAGCGGACGCTGTACGTAGTCTTGTGCTGGCGACGGGAAGCCCATTACATGATCCTCCCCATGCTTATCATGAAATAGCACCGATCATTGCCCTCATGATCGGTGCAGTCCCTGAAGTAGGTCTGGTACCGCTCAATCCATGCATTTGCCTGGCTCAAAGACCAGTGATGATGAAGCACCTCAAGCTGCCGTACAAAATCGACGGAAGTTACCACCAACCTGCCGCTAGGCTCCCGTTTGACCGCAGCACCAAACGCTGTACCGATATCTGAATATTTAGCCATTCTATACCCCCCCCTGTTAGATACTGTATATATATACAGTAAATCGAGGGATTAAAAAATGCAATACAGGGCGGGCTATAGATTTGTTGCGTGATAATCCTTCGGTACAGGTCTATCTCTGCGGTGATTCCTTTCCCTACAGTAAAGTTCTAATCCTCATCGATGAATCGGAATGTCCGGCCTCTGCCTTCTCCCCAATATTTTCGTTGCTCAGGACCTGAGGAGAGACTTGACTTCCTCCTATCACTCCACCAGTAAGTATCGACTTCGCACCCGCCATCCCAAACACTCTAACCTCACCCGTAGACGAGATGCTGAACGTGACACCGTAAAGAATATTAGCGAGCGTTTTTGTTGAACCATATGCGTGATGTGGTAAAGTTGCAATAACAAAAACCCTGTCAAATCGATAAGTTACAGAAATGATAAAGTATAGAGCAGATATAGATGGCCTAAGGGCTGTAGCCGTTTTATCGGTCGTGATTTTCCACTTTTTCCCGACTCTCCTTCATGGAGGTTTTGTTGGAGTAGATATATTTTTTGTTATCTCAGGTTTTTTAATCGGAAAGATTATAATAACTGAGATATCCACTAATTCTTTCTCTTTCCTTAATTTTTACAAGCGGCGGGCTTTAAGGATCTTCCCTGCTTTAATAACAGTTTTGATAGCTACCTTCGCATTTGGGATATCCTCACTATATGAGCCCGAACTGGTGTCTCTTGGCAAGCACATGGCAGCGGGTGCGGGATTCGTTTCTAATATTGTCCTATGGAGTGAATCTGGTTATTTCGATGCTTCATCGACGACTAAACCACTCTTACATCTTTGGTCTTTAGGTGTTGAAGAGCAATTTTACATTTTTACGCCTATCATTTTGATTTTTGCTATCAAGCGTAAAATTAAGCTTTTAAAAGTATTGCCATTGCTGATCGCTGCAAGTTTCGCTTATTGCATATGGACGATGTTTTTCGACAAAACGGCAAACTATTACTCACCTTTATCAAGAATGTGGGAGTTAATGGCTGGAGTTGCACTTGCATACCTAACCATTTCTGTTGGTAAAGTAAATAACTTCTTTGATAAATATAAAGGAATCTTATCTTTATCTGGGATTATTATATTGGTGGCGTCGATATTATTCATTAATGAAACAATGAGTTTCCCTGGCTACATTGCCACGGCACCTGTAATTGGATCGTTAATGATAATAGCGGCAGGGCAACAAGCATTTATAAACAGAAATATCCTTTCACTTCGTCCATTGGTTTTCATAGGGCTTATCAGTTACCCCTTCTACCTCTGGCACTGGCCAGTTATAACATTCGCAAGAATCATACATGGCGGCGAACTCAAAATAATAGCGTCTATCGCCTGTCTTTTGCTTGCGTTCGTTCTGTCTGTTGCAACCTATTATTTAATAGAAAAACCAATTCGATTCAAGATTAGATTCAGCGGTGAGAAGAAGGCAATCGCCCTCTCAGTGGGCCTGGCTGTTGTCTTTGGGATTGGCATTAGTACTTATCTAAACAATGGCATCCCTTCCAGGACTTTCACCTCCATCAATGCGGCACGCTCTACAGGTTATGACGGTGATATTCCATTTACATTTGATGGATGTGGCATGAGCAAAGAGCGAATGCAAATCGTCCCATTCTGCCAACATGACAGGAGGGGTAAAGCTTCTTACGTTCTAATTGGAGACAGTAAGTCCATGGCCCTTTATGGTGGCGTGATGCGCACGGCCTTGCCTGGAAACTACTGGATGTATATGGGTGGCAACAGTAGCACTAATCCTCCAAGAATTGTAATGCCTGTCTTCACTGACGATCCAAGATATGCAATCTATCAATCTGCCTCCAAAGCTGTTATTGACACTATAGTAGAAAATCCAGACCTGAAGGTTGTCGTATACACTGTCGCCTCAAGGGCAATTTTCCAACTTAAAGGCGACGATAGTATTGAGGACATGCCATCTACAAAAAATTACAAGCTTGCTCTTGATGGTCTTCTTTACGGCGTGGATAAAATAATATCATCAGGCAAAAAAGTTTTATTTGTGGTTGATAACCCTACACTGGCTCATCCGGAAAGTTGTCTTGAACGCAAAACGACCATGAACTGGGTCAATGAGCTTTTGGTATCAGAAAACAAAAAATGTTCGATAAGTGTTGCTAAACAATTAGCTCTTTCTGAGAACTATAGAAACCTCTTAGATGAAATAAAAGGCAAGTACCCTGGAAAGGTATTCACGCTTGATACAATTGACATTATGTGCGATGGCCAACAATGTACACATCGTAAGGATGGGCATTTTATGTACTCAGAATCAGATCATGTGTCAGGCTATGCCGCTGGTCAAATTGGAGAAAAGCTGAACAGATTCCTTGCAACGATTAAAGATTGAGAACTAGGCCGCTTTTGGCGGCCTTTTTTATACACAATGAGCAATACTTATCTAAATAATCATATTAGTGCAAAATGGATAATGTCCACTTGAGGGCTTGATGCATCACCGTTGCTGTGAATCCTTTCCCTTTACCCTGATTTCATACTCTGTCGATATCCATATCGCCAACATAATCACGTCAATCGAAACCGTGCTGATGTCTACACTAATCCATCCAATTAGCATCGACAAAAGACTCACGGCGCTTAGTAGCGCCGCAAACCTGATTGTGTAGTTGATAAATGTACGCAATTGCCTTCTCTCCTAGCTAACAATGCCGCACATCATACAGGAATTAGCCCGCACCAAAAATGCTTGATGCGCCGCCAAGACCGCGAGCAAACGACTGAAGATAAACCGTGTACCAGCCAGATGGTGGCGTTGTTGCGCCCCAGTCAATCGCTACCCGGAGGAATAAGCCGTACTCGTTAGGCACACCACCTGCGGTAAAGGAGTTATCATCGGCTTCAATAATATTTTCTAGTGGCATATCTGTTCCCACGCTTCCCCGTGCTACGGAAATCTTTCGTGATTTGGTCCCGCATGTTGCGCTGACAGTCCCGAGCGTGCCGATTTTTTTGATTTCGCTAACGGTGTAAGTGCTTCCGCCGTTGGCTCGATAAATGACGGCCTCATAATAAACGGGACCACCGTTTTGGTGATTTCCTGAGATGTATAGCTTGGCAAAACCACAGTCGAAAAACTGGTCCGCCGGGTTAAATGCAACCCCGTACAGATCAAACGGGAGCGGTAACACTACTGCCGTGAGTGGTGATGATGCCGGGATGTCACCGTTAGCGGGTTTATAGTCCCGGTATGGCAAGCTGTATGCCATCATTTCTGTAATGCCGCGACGAACTGATGCAGACGATTGTCGGGTAGCCAGATAGCGAGGTATCGGCCTGATGGTTAGCTGCATCAGGAATGCACCGCCAATACCTGATCCGTCCAGCGGCGTGTACACGGTCACCGTTTTCCAACCTCTGCCCGATAACACACCAACATGTTTTGGCGCTCCACTGGATGTGTTCACATTCCCAATTGATGCCACATATTTAGTACCGTTAACTCGCTCGGCGTTGTTGCTGCTACGACCCTCTGGATAATAATATGTGACGTTCGGGCCAGCCTGCGATTTTGTAGTGGGATGAATGGCGATCTGGAAACCAGACGAGCTCTGCCAGCTGCCGACCATATCAATCTCAGCTGCCTCGGCGTCAAGGTAAAAACTGAAACTGGCGATCGTTGGTGTTTTCTCCAGAAACTCACCAGTGATTTTTTGTAGGGTATACGCGGCACTATCACGATTCAGTGCTACGGTTCCACGTGGGTTGTAATAGCCCATGTGATCCGACCCCATGCCCGGCCACATCGTGAATTCGGCAGAAATAGGTTTATAGGACGGCAGCAGACCGCCACCCATCATCATCGCAGCAATGGCCTCGCCGAGAATGGCATAGCCCTGAGAATTGAAATGAATGCCGTCAGAAACGACTGCGCTGAATTCTTTGTTGTTATGTACTTCAGTGCCGTCGAAATAGGCGCAGCCATAAATGGTAGCCAGATTCTTAATTTGTCTGGCATAGCGCTGAGCCGCCTGTGAAATTTGACCGTAGCTTCCTACCGCTGGAGCAATAACTACCACCCCCATGCCCCAACTAATGAAACGCCTGATATGCTGCTCCATGTAACTGATATATTCGTCATGATTGGCTTGGGTATCAGTGGATGCATCGTTTACGGCGTACATGATTAGCGCCAGGTCACAGCCTGGATTAGCCTGCCAGTCAGGGTTTTCATAGGCCTGCTTTGCTGTGTATCCTGAAATAGCTCGGATCACCGGCGTTGCTGTAGCACCGCTTTGCTCAAGCAGAAAAGAGTTCAGTCGCTCTGGATAAGTTGTGGTGGCGTGCCTTGCCCAGTCACCATTTTCAGGCGCTACGCTATCAGTGGTTTTGGTATCAAAGCCAGCAGTAAGAGAGTCCCCCTGGCACAAAACTTTAAAACTACCTTTTGAACGAACCAAGTAATCGACAGAAGCCAGTTTTGAGATATTTTTTGAGCGAAATTCAGCAGCGTCAACTGCAGCAAGCCATTGCTGGACCGTTCGCCCGTCATTAGCGCGAACCATGGCAGCGCCGCCATTGGCATTCAACTGGCTGCGCAGCGCACCATCAAGTACGTTAAGCCATTTTCCTGGCCCCTGCCCGCCCGTTGACTGTGGTGACGAATTCGGCGGTACAACCTTGCCCCCGACCGGGAATGTGCCAGTCCACTGGTAGTAGTTATTATCAGCCGGATTCAGCAGAGCCTCGTTAATATTAACTGTCGCACCAGTGGTAAAAGACACTCCAGTCAGGGTGATCAGTCCATATTTAGCAGCAGCCTCGGTAACCATCAGCTCCAGCCCATACCAGCTACGGCGGGCCACGCCAAACCGGTCCAGCCAGATCGCCTGAGTTATGCTGTTAATCGCGATGTCATAGTTCTGTGCGTTGTCGAACAGGTCACGCGGATCTGTGGACCCCAGCGGATTACGGGTATTATAGATTGTCATGCATGCTCCAGGCATAAAAAAACCCGCCGAAGCGGGTTTGTGGGTTCCGTTTGTTTAAGCGGCGTCGCCGGGGTAGCTGGCGTCGTCGAACTGGTAATACACCGGCGAATACTGAGCGGCGTTGAGCTGGCAGGTTCCCTCTGAGGAAGGATCTATACTGGTCACCGTGGCGTCGTACCCCACCCTGTTTGATGAGCAGAAGATCAGGCGCGGCGGCTCCCTGTACGGGCTGTTCATCTCCCATTCGTCGAGTCGAAGCGCAGGACTCTCCGGCAGTGTCAGCGTGTACTCATCCACCTGCTGCGGTACCAGCAGCGGCGTTGCACTGCCGTCCTGCAGGCGCAGCAGGCACCGGGGGTTTTCAAACGTCCAGTCAAGCGGTTCGCTGACTGTCAGTGTCACCAGTGCGCCGTCGCGGCTCATATCCGTGACCAGGCAGCTGATGGTGTCGCTGCCCGGAATGTCGTCGGTGAGCACCAGGCGATCGCCAAACTGGTAGCACAGCGCGTCCAGCTCCGTGGAAGTAGAGTGCGCCAGCCGCTGATACAGGTACTTCATCAGGCGTCGCATCCCTATCCGCCAGGCGCGATCCGGGTCTGTCACCCCGTAAAGCTTGTAGTCCTCGACCTTACGCGGCATGCCACTGCCCTGCCTGCACTGGATGGTTTCCTCTGCCCAGGTCAGGCTGCTGACGAAAGTGACGTCCACTGCGTCGAAGTCATCCTCTGTCGGTGCGGTGAACGACGTCTGCAGCTCCTCGGTGGTTTCCTGCGGGCTGATGACGCCAACCCAGTTTTTCACCCCTTCACGTCCCACGCTGGCCAGCCCGTCGGAAAGCAGGAAATAGCTCATCCCGGCGTTGCAGATCGTCTGCAGGATATCAAGTGCTGATTTGCCGGACTCACTGGCCACGTAGTCGAACGTCTCCCCTCGCGGCGTCCAGTATGCCGACTCAACCGCGGCGATCGCCGCGGCGTCAGCCTCCATACCAATCGAGTCAAGAACATGCCACAGTGCACCGCTGATGCTGCGTGCCGGGTGTCCGTTGTCATAGATACGCGGCGACGTCACGCTGACGCGGCGATCGGACTGCGCTGCCAGGCGGGATCCAGTCCGGACGGTCAGCCCGATAGTGGTCACGCCCTCATAGCGCACAGGACGGCGCGGCAACCGCGAGCGAAGCGCCTGCCAGTAAACCTGATCGCGCGTGCTGCTGCCCGCCGGCGGCTCGGTGCGGCGCATGCGTATTTCATACTGAGCGGGCGGAACGTCTATCACCTCAGTGAACCCTATCTGGTCCTCTGTCTGGCGCTCGTACCCCAGCGCAACCTGCTGCCAGTCGCCAGTGCTTCCGGCGGCACGGTACTGAATGATTATCCCCACGCTGGCGGAACGGCGTTTGCCTTTGCTATTGTAGCGCACAAGACCGTTCTGGAAGTTGAGATTAACCTCCATACGGTCAGTGGTTTCGCCGTCAGGGCAGCACAGGAAAGGCCCCAGCCAGTCGTAGTTATCGTTAACGCCGGTAACCGACGCATCCAGTAATGTACGTGCGGTGAAACCAGTCCAGCGCGGATCCACAGCCGTTACAGTGTTACCGGCAAGGTCTTTCGTAACTGTTACGCGCGCTACGGTGATCGTCAGCGCATCAATGGCGGTAATCTGATACTGATAGCCTGAGGGTGTCAGGCTAAATCGCTGCTGCCCGGCAGGCAGCCCGGCGAACGGTGCGCCGCCGGGATAAGACAGGCGCAGGCTCGCTAACTTCGCAGCGGTACCACCGCTGGAAGCCACGCCAGTAACAGATACGGGAGCGCTGCCGAACGCGACCACCGGCAACGAGCTGAACGTGATGGCTCCACCAGCGAACGGGCTGGATTCCTCGCTGATAACAATGCGCCCTGATTTGTCATTGGCAACCAGACCGGAGCCGTTCAGCTGGCTGGTAATTGCTGACACCAGGCCGGACATAGTCACGTAGTTTGCTGTCAGCGACACAGACCACGTGCGGTTTTTCCAGGTGATACTGAACGTCTGCGGGCTGCCGCTAAAATTGTAGGTCTGCGGCGCGGCGCTCGCGCTGACTGTGGCGCTGCTGCCACCCACGCCGGGAACGGCCGCAACCGCCGGGGAGTAAGCAGCCACAACCAGATCAAACTGGTCGTTATTGATTTCCAGCGTCAGCGGCATACCCACCACAGGCGCGAGCTCAGCCACGGACCCGGCGATCTCGCTGTACCCGGCGGTACTCGTTACCGTGTAGGTGTCCGGTGCCTCGATGTTAATCAGCGTTCCTACCACCCAGCCGGATGGGATCTCCGTGTCGCTGTCCCCGGATGACGCAGAACCAATCAGCGTCACCGTATTGCCGGATACCAGAACCGCATCGGCGTCAACGCTGACGGCGGCCGGACCACTGGTACCGAGATCCAGACCAGAGCCACCAGCGGAAGTCCCCCCCACTTCCGTAGAGTTGTACCAGTTCTCAGAGCGGGGATCGGCAGAGACATCTGCGCCCGGCGGGTATACGGTGTAGCTGACATCATCACCAAAGCTGCTGACAGGCGTTGCACCGATGCGCAGATCCTCTTTTTTGATATCGCCATTGCCGACGCCCCAGCACACGAACATGCTGGTTACCATGTCACGTTCGTTGACGAACCGGCTGACAGGCTGCACGACATAATCAGGGTACACACGGTAAAGACCGAATACCTCCCGAATGGGATCGCCCAGGCGGGCGGCGTTGGCTCTTGCCGGGTCCAGCGAAATCTGATCGCCCTGGCCCTGACCGCTCAAGCCGCCTTTATCCATGGTGGTCATCATGTAAATGCTGTATGCCGCTGACGCAACAGACACGGCTACAGCAGTCCATACTGCCCATGCTGGCACGGCTGGCCCATACGGGATCGGATAGATTCGAACATCGCTATCAGGACGCAGCTGGCAGAACGGCCACTCCTGATACGGGACGGGTATGCCGTTTACCTCGACTGCTACAGGATGTTGCTGGCGGTCATTATGGTAGCTGGTCACGTTTTTCGTGAACCACTGGTGCAGAGTCATCGCTGTGTGTTGGTGCGTCTCCAGCGGCTCTCCCGGCAGCCGGGAAGGATAGATACGTATTGTCACTCGTAATACTCCACGGATGAATAAAGCCTTTCAAATCTGGCCAGCGGCAGGATTGTGACGTTACGGTGCGGGTTTGACTCAAGCACATGTAGCGCGCCGTCAATGTTGACTACAACGCCCAGGTGGTCGACAACGCCAGCTGAGTAACACGCCGCCACAGCCCCTTCTTTCGCTGCCGTGCGGCGTACGCTCCCGGAAAACTCTGCAAAAGCTTTTACCATCGTGTCACCATCGCGGATCACGCCTTCGAAGGCAGGCCATTCCGGAAGACCGAGATCCCGGCGCACCTCATGCACAACACCGTAACAGTCCAGGACTGGCCAGACACGCCCGCCCATCTGCCAGGTAACAGATCGGTATTTGTCTATATCGAACATGGAAACCTCAGAGGTAGCGAAGGCCTGGGTAATCGGGAAGCGTGAAGCGGAACCGTGGCCATGCCCAGTCAAGCACATTCACGTAGCCTGCCTTTATTTGCACTACGGTAGGCGTCCAGGATCCACCTCTGATTTTTAGCGTATAAGGCCGGGCGGCAGGAGCTGTAAGCATGTCATCGGTATAGAGCCTGTAAGTCAGCGTTGCGCCCTGAATATTCTCTAGCGCGTTTCGGATGGTATTAGATACCACGCCCTCGATATTACTGATTGCAAACTGTAGATCCTGCGTCCCATCACTGTTTCGGGCTGGTAGCGCAATATCAATGCCACATGCAGTAAATAACACCTTTTCTCCTGCCTCGGTAACAGCTTCTATATCGACCCAGCCGGGGGTCAGATAGAAAACATCCTCTCCAATGTTTATCTGTAGGGTATGGATCAGCACCTCGTCGCCGCCAGATGCGTAGAGCCTGTTAAGTACCGTCATGCTTCTGGCCACTCCCTGTTAACTGCGAGATCGATGATGTCAGCGCCAGTAATAAAGCCCGGGAACACGCCCCAGCCCGGTGGCAACAGCGGGCGCTCAAACAGCTCAAGCTGCGCTGAATAGCGCCAGAAATTTCCGCCCTCCAGATCCGGACCCTCGTAAATGTCGGTGAACCGGCACACTTTCGGCGCTTCGCCGCCGGGCGTGCGCAGGTTCATGTTGAACCAGGCAGCGCCGTCGGTCAGCGCGTCGCGGAACCAGGCCTCGAATGCCTGCGCCTGCAGATCGGTCAGCAACCAGGAAACAGTAGCGACCGTCGGGGTCGAAATGTAGCGGCGGCGCTGCCGTGCCCTGCCGCTGGTCATCTGCGTCCTGACTATCGGGCTGACAGGCCGAAGACCGTATCCCTCCTGGAGTGGAACGGGTAGTGCATCGTGCGGATAGTTAATACTGGTTGTTATGGCCATCAGCGCTTTTTCCTCCCTACCGTCCAGCCGCTGTTAAGCGCTTTTGATGCCTGCCCTGAACCGCCAGCCAAATCGTTAGCCGTCATCTGGTGGCCCAGCTGCGCGCCGCGCTTCACTGCACCCTCTATCAGAGCCAGCGTACGCTGATCCGGATCGCCGTGTACTTCCAGCGGGATGGTGATATTTGGAGCCTGACCACCGGTGGACTGTCTGCCGACTCGCTCCAGGGTGGCATCCAGCTTCGCGCTGGTTTTAGCCGTGGTGACACGTTCACCTTTTTGCAGCAACCAGGTGCCGGTTTCCGGTACCGAGTCGATACCGTCATGAGCCTGGCCCTTGAGGGCTGTGCTTACGCCCAGCATCAACACACCCGCACCGGCTGCCGCTGCTGTGGCTGCTGACCCGGCAAGAGCTGGCCCCACGTATGGCACGCCGATCATGCTGGTAAACGCCTGGAGTGCAGCCATGGCTACCTGCGCAGCTGCATACTGGAGCAGCGCCGCGCCCATCGACTGAATAAAGGTGGCAGCGAAGTCCTTGACGTTCATCTTTCCTGTTTCAGCCCACTCGGTGATCATGTCGGTCAGGCTGCTGAATGCCTGCGCGCCAACCTGCTGCATGTTGGAGTACAGATCCATAGAGGCTTCTATTTGCGTAGCCAGTCCAGAAACAAAACCAGCAGTGCCGTTATTGCGCAGATCGTCAACCTGCTGATAGTAGTCCTCCTGAATCTGCAGGCGTTCGGCCAGCGCATCGTTCAGAGCCTTCGTTTCGCTGTCATACAGCGTTTTGGTAATATCACCGGCCTGATACTGCTTCTGGAGATCCGCCTGGCGAGAGAGGAAGTCGGCCTGAATCTGCAGGCGGTCGCGCATACGCTCGCGCTCCTGCTCTCCGAGCCAGCCCCCGGCAACATCGATATCAAGCGAGGCTTTCTCGTTCTGGTTGGATGCCTGCAGCCCGGCGGTGAACTCTGCCAGTTTGAGGTTTTCTTCATTCGCCCGGCGCACAGCATTCAGCCTGTCAATTTCGGTAGCCAGTTGCGACAGGCGGGTTTTCTGCGTCTCGTTGAGTCCGGCCAGCTTTCCGTCTGCAATATCGAACTGCAGCCGTTGAAGCTCTGTTATTTCGACCACCTTTTTACCTGTGGTGTCGATCAGCGCTATCTGGCGCTGGTATGCCTGTTCGGTCGCCTTAAAGGCGTTTTCCAGTTTTTTTGCTGCTGAATCTACCGGCTGCTTGCCATTTGGTCCGCCAGTATAATCTTCAAATTTTGTATTTTTTTGGGGTTTTTGGGGCCCTGTAATGGTGCTGATATCGCCTAAAAGGTTTTGTGCTTTTTCTTTTAGGCCGGTTTGAAAATTATAATTTACCCACCCACCAGCTTTCACTCTGTCAGGAATTTCAGTTATGCGGCTGATGAAATTGGCGGATTCGGATGCAAGCTTACCCATCCACCCTACAAGTTCGGCAACCCCACCGACCAGCTTGGCTAACCCCTCCAAGACCGCAGGATCTGTGAAAACTTGTTTTAGGTCGTCAAGGCCTTTTTGAATGGGGCTCAAGTCAACTTTCGCCAGACCGCTAGCTATTTCAATTTTAAGACCTTTCGCTTGCAGATCTAAATCTTGGAACACTTCGCTAACTTTTAACAAATCATTTATAGACTTTTCGTCAGGCGCTACCCCGTAATCTTTAGCCTGCTCGATGAATTGTTTTAACTTTGCGTTATTATTATCAAATAGAGGGAGAAGCTTTGATAAATCATTTCCTAGACTTTCGAGTATTGTTGTTTTTTCAGCGTTTGTTTTTATTTTCGATAACGCCTCACTTATTGCCAGCAATTGTTTATCAGGTGATATTTTTGATAACTTATCAGCTGATAAACCAAGTGCATCTAAAGCATCTACTGCTTCTCCTGATTTATTTAAAACAGCATCACCAATTTTATCACCAATATCTTTAAAGATATCCGCCATTTGATCGCCGGAAACACCTGCCTTTTCAGCAGCAAACTGCCAAGCAAGTAACTCTTGTGTAGACACTCTTAAAGATTTAGCCCACCGATCAGTTTCAGTAATTTGCTCTGAGGTCGACTTAAGCAAAGTGATTCCGGCGGCGGAAGCAGAAATAGCCGCAGTTGTTACAGCTATGCCTATTGTTGCTATCGCGGCTCCTGCTGCTTTTACATCCGATTCAACTTGCTTGCGCCACTTCGCAGAGGACCTCTCTGCCTTATCCATTCCGGAGACAAAACCACCGACTTTCGCAATTAAATCGATCGTTAATGTTCCTAGCGATTTACCAGCCATCAATTATCTCCGGGCGTAAAAAAACCCGCATAAGCGGGCTTGGTTTCTTAAGGATTTTTAAACTAAATCTTTCCCACAGAATCGGCACAATATAGCTTCTGGCTTTATTTGCTCTGCACAGAAGGGGCATTTTTTAGTTTCACTAACTATAGCTTCGTGATTATTCACTATAACTGTGTTATCACCTTGATTTGTGAAAGACCAGATCAAAGCCACTATCCAACCTAACCCCGTCCACCCAAGAATTATAGTTAACACCCATATCGCTGTAGAATTCTTATGTGACCTGACGCTAGCGATAATGGCTGGCAAAAGATAAAGAATAATCATAATAACTAAAAGTATAGCGCCTTTCATAAATCACATCCGTAAAAACCTTATTAGATAAGATTAATCCTAGCACGCTTGCTAATGGAGGCAATAACAAAAGTTTCTTGGCATGATAGGGCAAAACCCTAGCTGCATAAGTGAAGTGGATTTAGTTCCACGTCTTCATAGCGTCTTCCAGCGATACCGGCGGCTCGTCAATATGAGGCGCAAAATCACTGATGCGGAACGAGGGGGTGTCCTTGCCTTTATTGACGTTCGCCAGCACGGAAGCGATCAGCGCCGCCCCCCACTCCGTCCGCATCATCGGGTTTAGTCCTCCATACTGGCTTCGGTACCGGAGCCAGAGCTGGAACTCTCTGAAGCTGAGTCGCTCTTGTGCTTCGGCGATCGTTCTTCCGCCGATGCCGTTGAGGACGAGTTCGCACCAGACTTCATCTTCGGCGGTGAGCTCGTCTTTCCCAGCTCGTTCACCTCCTGAATAGCGACCAGCAGCGCCACCGTCAGCGCCCCATCAAGCGCGCCACGATCCGGATCCGCTTCGCCGGTGATATCCTGCGCGGTGAAAATCGGGTTACCGGCTTCATCACAAATCGCCGCCGCGATATAACCAGCTACGCCATCAATTTTGCCTGCGCTGGCCTGAATGCCCTGCGTAGCAGCATGATAACCGGCCGGGCGGATGAATACCGTTGCGGTCAGCTCCTCTTCCCCCTGCTTCCAAGTGATCTCTTTTTCAATCGGGCGGCCGGTGAACGCCCCGGCTTTTTTCAGATTATCGAGCGTTAGTTGCATAATTTTTCCTGCTCTGAAAGTTATACGGGGCATGCGCCCCGCGTTGTTTAGCTGCCAGCCTGTACTTTACCCACCCATACTGCCGGGCCGGAACGCTGAACAGATGCCGACGTGGCCACAACCGTATTAGCCGCAAAATCAAACGGGAAGTCGGTCACCTTGCCTTTAAACACAAACCAGGTGCGATCTTCCGGTAGCTTCAGCCCTTCAACAGCGTCAGGATCAGAGGCTGAAGCAACTGTCGGCGCTGATTCACCATCAGCCCATCCTACAATCCAGGTTACATCTTCCTGGTTGTCAGACTCTGCCATGCGGTGCAGCATCAGGTGGCTGGGGTTCGCCGGATCCGCGTTAAGTGTTACTGTTGCCGCAGCTGGCGTACGCAGACCCTTTTTATAAGTACGCGTGCTGCGCTCGCTTAAACAGGTATCTTCGATCTGGTCGGCTGGGTTGCCGCCAGGGCTAAGAGCAGTGATGCATTCAACCTCGCTTACTACACCATTTGCAAAAACGTAGAGCTGCGTGCCCTGAGTCACTACAGACATGGTTATCTCCGGATATAAAAAACCGGCTCGGGGCCGGTGTATTGAGGGTTATCGCTTCACTATCCAGTCGACGTCGAAAGAATAGCGATAGCGCCTGGTTTCGGGGTCTCTGCCCTGTACGCCCCAGCGGGCGATGTAAGCATGCGGCTCAATCGCATCCCGCAGCGCGGAGGCCACGGCGATCGCCTTGTCTGGAGTGTCAGCGTAAACGTCTACCTGTAGCGTGAAAGAATCTGCATCAGGCCGCTGGGCCAGATAGTTTTCAGGGTTGCCGTAAACGTTCTGCCATACGGCGTATGGATAGATAACGTCGTCATCCTGGAGGCCGAACGGATAGAGGCGCAGCGTGTCGCCGCCCAGCAGCGCGACAACCTGCGGGCTGGCAGCGCAGACGCTAAAGATCGGCGCAATCATGGAGGCACTCCCTTTTTCGCCGCGCGCTTGATGGCGCGATCCAGAGACTTTTCGTATTCAGTGGCAAATACGTTCACCACTTCGCTGATGCTGCTTTCTGCCGCCGGGCGCATAAACGGCTGGGCCCGCACATTCTCGGTACCGAACTCGATCAGCCGCCAGTGTGGCGTAGGGGCATTTTCACCAAGATCCGGATGCTTCTTCAGCACCGCGCCGTGCAGAACGCCGATTCGAAATGCGAGGTTGCCCGTAGTTTTAAAAACCCGCCCGTTCCAGCGCATTGCCACGTTTGCGGCAATGCTTCGACCAGTATGTGGATCATCGATTCGGCTGGCGTTCGCTTTCGCTTTTTCGACAATCACGTTACCGGCGCGCCGAAGAGCGGCCCGACCACCGCGACGCCGCAAGTCGTCACTGACCGATGACAGCTTACCCAGCAACGCCTCAACACCGATGATGCTGAAATCAACGCCATCAGCCATTGTTAACACCCCGCGAGCACGGCAAAGTAAGGAATTCTTTACCGCTTTTGTCGTCCTCCAGCACGCCAGAGATGTTATAGATCTTTGGCCCGTGGAGGATACGGTGCTTATCCGTCACATCATCACGCCAGCGGATGGTGATTCGCGTTGTTACCTCGCTTTGACTGGCCTGAGCTGCAATAAAATCACGAGCTGACAGGTCGGTGATGTTAGCCCATAACTTTTTCACGTCCTCCCATGAGTCAGTAACAGCCCCCGTTACCGGACTCTGTACTTTAACGGGACGCTGGAGCATGACACGCTTGTTAAGCTTCCCGGCCTGCATGGTTACCCCCTGGGTCTGGTGCTGAGGTATTGTGGCTGAGTGTCGTTAAGCGTTGTGACTTCGACGTCGCCAGCCAGATCCTGCAATATCAGCGAAGATAACTCGTCATAAGATTCCGCCAGGCGGGTTATCGCGGCGGTCTGTTCGTTCAGTGCTTTTGTCTGGGCTGCCAGCGCTGCCAGCAGCTGATTTACCTGTTGCTCGTTCATACGCGATCCTCATCCAGTTTTTTAGCCACTCGCGCCGGTCGGCGCATCCGGAGCAGGCCATAATGAATCCTCAAATAATTGTGGGACGCCGCAGATCGTAGATCAGCATCGTCACGGAGTACGGGAGTTCTCCCTGCCTCAGCTTCTCTTCCTCTTCGCCGCCACGGTTACGGTCCATCCAGCCCAGCAGCATCAGAAGCGCGGTCTGCGTGCGTAGCAGTGGCTCCCCCTCAATCAGCTTGCCATCTTTATCAACCAGGCGATCACGGCTTCCCTGAACATAGGAAAGAATGGCGGCGCTTCCGGCCTGAATTTTTAGCGTCAGATCAGCATCTCCGTCGTCACTATCAACACGGAGATGTTCCCTCGCCTGCTCAAGCGTCACGAGCTCAATCACGTTTTATCCCTCCCGTCACGCCCGCGTTTGGTGGCAAGCGTCCAGCCTTTCGAACCAGGTTCGCCCGGCTTATCCTGCGTCTTCTCGTCGCAGTGCCACAGCGATCCGCCCCAGGTAACTGTGTCGCCCGGCAGATATTCTTTTCCGGACTTGAAGACGCCGTTATAGATCATAACCGGCACGTCAAACGATTTAGTTTCACTGGTACCGCTGGCGCGGTTGACCGTCATGGTAAAGCAGCGCTGATCCGCGCGTTCAATGTCAACCCGGGCTATACCATCCACAATGCACTCCCACCCGCGCATTCCGTGCGTTTTCTCGTAGGCACGCCAGAGCCCGCCGTTATGGGTTGCGTAAGATCCACGCGGGTAGCTTTTCTCTTCATCGATAAACGGGAGGATTTCAAGAGCCAGCGCATCACGACCATCAGTACCATCCTTGCCTGGCTCAGCGGCCGGCAGGTTCGAAACCGCCTCATCAACGGCCTGCCTGAGCAATTCAGGATCGAAATCTTTGCCATCTTTCGGGGCGGGTATAGTGCTTACAGCCTCATCCACCAGCTGCTGCAGCACAGGTAAAATATCTTCCTGAGAGACACTCTTCCCGTCCTGAGGCTTGGGTAGCGCCGCAACAGCATCGCTGACCATACCGCCAATATCGGGCAACTGTGGTACTTCAGGTTCAGGGAGAGCTGCCACGGCAGCGTTTACCATGGCGTTGAAATCCGGCAGGTCGGCGTTCTGCACCCGCTCGACAGCCTCAGTGAGTTCCTTTAGCTTTTCGTCAAAGCTCAGCTGCTGCTGTTCAAGGCTCTTTCTGAAGTCATCGCGCAGTTCATTGAGCACCAGCCCAAACTCTTCGCCCAGCACCTTTATCAGAGATAATTCACGCTCATTCATTTGGTAAGTAATCCTCTGATCATGGACTTTGCCGCCGCCTGCTCAGCATCCGATAGCGCTTTGCCTTCATTTCCATCTGGCGCAGGCTGAGCGGGCGCGCCTCCCTTGCCGAAAGGATCATCCGAAGCGTCGCGCCGGGCCAGCGCACCCAGGCTAAAGTTTTGCTGCTGCAGATAGAGCTCATCACCACCCGTGACAGGCGGGAGGTTTTCACTGCGGCGGGCCTCGTTGGGTGTAAGGATGGTATTTTTAACGCCCTCGCCCAGCGTTTTGATTCGGCGTTCGCTGTCCATACGCAGCAGCGCGTTTACATCGAACTCGGTACCAGAGTCTCCCTCCAGCTCGAAAGCCTCATCCAGCAGCAGCTCTATCGACTCAATTAGAGTCTGCAGACACTGTGAGTAATACTGCTGCTCAAGCGCCTCGATGTTGTCGTTAGAGGGGAGATCGCCTACACCGGCCTTATACGCCGGAACGTGAAACGTGGAGCAGACAATCTTTTCTGACATCTGAAGCTGCTCAACCACTTTTGCATCATCAGCAGACATTGAAATGGGGTTATATTTGGCACCATTACTCAGAAGCCCCGTTTTGCCCGCATTTTCCCCGCTGTAACCTGTTTCCCAGTCAGTTTTAAGCTTGCGCGCATTTTCTTCAGTGATGTTACCAGGCACTTCTATGACCCCGCTCGGCTTGCTGCCGTTGCGGAAGAAAAATGCCGAGTTTTGCTGAATATGATGTCCCTGCGTAGCAGCAAGGCCAGCAGCGTAAATTGGTGAAAGACCAATAAGCGGGTGAAACAGGCAGTTAAAGCGGTCGTGTATAACCTCGCGGGCGGGCACCGTCACCGATGATTCCACGCCCGTCATGTTATCCGGGTTGATCTGGTAAAAAACGGAACCGTCATCTGCAACCAGCGGCGTGACCTTGTTCCAGTCCAGAATACGCAGTTCAGTAATTTCCCCTCGTGTATTACGGATCTTCAGGACGACCGTATTACCGTGGCAAAGTTTCGAATTCAGCCAGCACTCAAAAAACTGCATGCGGTTCTGGAACGCATTCGGGCGTGTGTAAATCCTGGCGGTACTGCCATTGTTGTTTTCTTTCCAGATGCCGTTTGAGTCGCGGCGCATCAGCCGCACGGGCATCTTTGAGATATCGCTCGCAATCAGCGATATACAGGAAAACACAGCGTGAAAGGAAAGCACCGTTGTCTGGTCAATTTCAAGGTTGCGCTGCCAGGCACCTGCGAAAGGCTCATGGATCAGTGACATCCATCCGCCGCGGCTTGTTGGCTGCTGTAGAGCTTTTTCTTTTCTCCGGAAAGGGTTCCACATCAGCCGTTCCCCGCTTTGTTATTTTTTCTTCCCCCACCAGCGCGTTTTCCGCCGATGTACTCAGCCTTGCCCAGCAGCACCAGCACCCTGGCGCACTGGTCATCCACGGTTTTTTCATCGCCGGGATTAGAGTTGTGGGTGCGCTGCAGATATCTGATTTTTGCCATGCAAAATGGCGGGGTTTCCCCCGCCCTCCGTGGTTGGTTAGCTGGTCTGAGTGGTGCCGTAGTTCACACCGGAAATCACAGCAACGGCTGCGGTACGACGGCGCTTCCAGTTGATCCAGCGCTCGGCGCGGATAGCCACGCTGTTGGTCTGGAACATGGAAACCAGCTCGGTGCCAGTGCCGTTTACGCTGTCCCCGGTCGGATCGCTCTGCATTTCGAGTGACGCTTCACGGGACATATCCACTGCCACGCCACCGTCATCAGCCAGATAAATATCGGGCGCGTTCACCAGCACCAGCTGGCTACCAACGTACTGGGAGACGATAACCGGCAGCCCCTGGAAGGTACCGCCCAGCAGTGTCATTTCCGGGTACTCTTTCTGACCCAGCGCGTTCTTACGCATGGACAGCGCCAGCGCGGTGGTGCTGGACATCAGCCATACTGCGCCGTTCGGCTGGAGGTTAGCCGCAACAAATACACCGAATGCGGCAGCCGCATCATCATCCGGATTGCCGGTAGACGGCACGGCGGTAATGCCGTTGGTGATGGATGCCGGAGAGACGTTGGCTACTTCAGCTTTCGTCGGGTTGATAAAGTCAGTATCAAGACGTGAGATAACTGCTTCCGCCAGGGCATTACGCACCAGCGCATCCGCCGCCGGATTGGAGAAGCGGATCAGCTCGTCGGTCAGCACCGCGATAGCGGCCACTTTAGCGAAGCTGAACGTGATCGACTCAAAATCGAACTTAGTAAGCGGTTTCGCCTTACCCTGCCCGACCCAGTTAGCGGAACCGCCAGAGGTCTGCGCCGGGATGCGAATGTTGAACGGCACCTGGCGAAGCGCCGGGATGTTTCCCTGCCCGAAGCGGCCAATAATGGTCTGCGGTCGCAAGAACTCCACGAAGTCTTGCGCATATTCCTGGTATTCAACCAGCGCGCCCGCCCATTTCGGATCCGTGGTGGTTCCTGCACCGACGGCTGCTTTCAACACATGGTGCAGTTTTGAATCTTCCGGATACTGCTTGCGTGCAATCTCCAGGGCTTCCGAACGGCTGCCGTTCGCCGCGGCCAGCGCTTTGGCGAAGCGCGCAAAAGCGATGCCTTTTTCGAGCTTTTGCTCAACACGAATGATGCCCGGCGCGCTGGTCGTCACCACGGACACTTCACCACCAGCAGCTTTGTTGACCGGCTTAGCGGTCTGAGCGATGCTGGTTTCCATATCCCGCAAGCGCTTCAGATGCGCATCTACTGATTTGATTTCGGAAGAGGCGTTGTCGTAGCTTTCCTCTTCCTCAGCATCAAGGGTACGGCCCTCTTCACCCGCTTTCGCCATGATTTCTTCACGGGAAGCTGCCAGCGCCGCACGCTTTGTTTCAAAGCTTTTGATCTGTTCTGCGATATTCATCGAGCTGTTTCCTTTTTTGATATTGGTTTTTGGTGCTGTAGCGCCAGCGGGTTGAGTTGCTTTAACCACCGGTTTCTCATTGCCTGACGCGGCGAGTAACTGGCGATCAAAAGATTTAACGGTCTGGATAGAGCATTCGGCGTTCGCCGGGATGGTCACCGCTGAAACCTCAAGCAGATCCCATGCAAGAAAGCGAACCCCGCCTTCATCCAGGTATGAATATTCAATCGGCCTGAAGCCGATAGACAGGCCCCGCACCAGCCCGGCCTTGATAGATGCCCATGCTTCATCGAGACGGGCTGCGAGTTGCGAAGGCATATCAGGAGTGGGCTTCACCAGCTTTGCGGTGATTTCCAGTCCACTCTTAACCCTTTTCGGGGTGCAGGTGCCGATTGGTTGGGAGCGGTCGTGCTGCCAGAGGAATGGCGTGTCACTAACGAACTTTGCGCCGTCCGCCTCCAGAATGTCCCCGTCACGATCGGGTGATGGGGTGGAGGCGATGCCGGTAATGATCCGCTCGTCCTCATTAACCGCCTTTACCGTCATGAGGGTACATGCGCGTTTAAGCGTCATTTAGCTGCCTCCTGAAACGAAAAAACCCGCCGAAGCGGGTCGTTAACTGACGTAACTGTCATATGAAGTGCACCTGGTAATCCTGCTTTTTCGCTTCAGGGTTAAGAGCCATGAGCGAAACAGCGTTAAACATAGCCATCAGCGGGTCAATTTTCCCCTTTCCGCTGGCCTGCTTTGTGATCAGGATAGCATTACCCTTTGGTTCAACCCGTGCGTTACCCACGCACCATGCCATCATGGGTTGTCCTGCGTGGATGAGTACCCCCTCGGCCAGTTTTCGCTCGGTTGTTTTAATAGCACCACCAAGCCTCCAGCCCTGGCTCACACCGACAACTGCATCTGCCGGGATCTCCGCCTCAATCAGTGCATCGAGGATTTGCCCGACGCCGGAAGGGTCAATACCAATCTTATCCAGCAGCTCCGCGCGATGGATGCGGCTGACGTATTCCGCGACTTCTTCAGTGTCCTGCCCGACGCGCTTCACAATCGTCAGATCACCGGCCCGGACGAAATCGTTAAATCTGGACTCTTCGCTTTTACGCCGTCTGATGGCTATCTCATGAGCCCAGGCATGGCACCAGCAAAGCCACTCCCGCGTCTCAGAGTCGCGCCCAACAGCCGAAAAGCCGAGCAGGTCATCAAGACCGCCGCCATCTATCCCGATGGTTATCACCTCGGCACGACGGAGCATATCTTCAAAGGTGACGCGCTTTGCCTGCTGCTCCCAGAAATCCACGCCCGCCCAGCGGTCTGTGCGGAGGTTAAGACCGATCTCAATATTGAGATGCTTCGCCAGGAACTGCTGTAGCGTACCGTCTGTTTTTGACTGGTTTTTGCGGAGCTGGTCCCCTATCCACTCGGCGCTGACCGAGCGACCAATGTTCGGGTTTGTGATGTAGAAGTTTTCTGGATGGAGATACGCCTTGTTCTCTACCATCTGCTCAGGGAACTCATACAGGATGCCGAGCGTTTTAGCGTCAGTGATCTGGCCGTCACGAACGCCACGCCAGTAATCAAGCCGCTCTTTAAATACGCCAGCCGGCGGCTCATCGCTCTGGGTAGTGAGGAAGATAACCCAACCCTCATTACGCGAAACCTGGCCGCCGAGCGCCTCCATGAACATGGCCTCGGCGTTGGCGCGCTTGCCGAATAACCAGAGCTCGTCCACCAGAATGCGGCCCGATTTCTTACCAGACACGGTATCCGTATCAGCGGCCACGACTTTCAGCGTATTTCGTGTTACCCGATGCGTTATGGTGCGGATATGGTCCTGAATCTGGAACATATCCGACAACTCGTCATCCGCCCGGATCATGCCTGCGGCAGGCTTGAAGCTGTTATCGGCGACCTCTTTTGTCGGTGCCAGAATCAGATGCTCTTCATCCTCACGCCAGCACAGGATCAGCGCGGTCAGCATTATGCCCGCCGCTATGGTCGATTTTGTGTTTTTCTTTGATATCAGCAGCCCGTATTCACGGATCAGCTGGTTGCCTGTCTCCGCATCGTAGCCACCAAAGATCACCTTAACGAAGTCGAACACCCACTCTTCTGAGCATTCGCCGAATGTTGGCTTGCCGGGAAGATCAGACACCCGCAGCTCGCGAAAGATGCTCAGCGCCTGCTCTGCAAGGTCGGGAAAGATAGGCGGCGGGATGATGGAATCACCAGCAATCAGACGCGCTTCCCAGTCGATGCAGGCTGTAGACCACTGCGCCATAAATTACCCCTTATTATTCACGACCAGTTTCGGCGGTGCCATTGCCCCAAACTTGCTGGCGCTGGCTGCCACCTTCGCCGCGGCATTGCGGGCGTCTTTTTTACCGCCCTCTCCCTTCTTGGGATGGATGTAAGGAAGCATTGCCTTTGCCGCGTCTTTCCGGACATCAGTTTCCTCGCTGACGTCGTTCATGACCGCCTTCAGAAACTCCAGCGGATCGTCAAAGGTTTTTACTGTGCTGTTAACAACCGGCGGCGGATTTTGAGGTTCTTCACCTGGCGGATCAGCGGGCGCTGGTGCACCACGTTTTTTCTGTATAAACGCGATAACGTCCGGGTCTTTTGCCAGCTGCGAGCCCTTGGAACGCGCCGATTTCTCAGAATAACCAGCCTTGATAGCAGCATCCTTCTGAGATGAGCCGGACATCAGCGCGATGGCATATTTGCGCTTCTGCCCTGTTAACATGTTTACACCCTCCAAAAGGGGATTTTTTCTGTGCGTGAGAGGGGGCGCGGTGTCCAGCGCGATCAGGGTTTACTACCAACCCTACCCCCCCGTGGTTGATGATAATTGATATCATTTGAAATGAAATGGTTTCAAATGCAATCATTGTTGATGCTATTCGATAACCATTCTCATTTGAATCAGAAAGCCACGAAGCCCTGACCTTGGCTGTCATCCGGCACGTCGTGCTTCAGAGCTTCCTCATCAGGCTGTCCGGCGGCGGCCTCGCGCGCTGACTTCCCGGCATGACATTCGATACAGAGCGTCCAGAGATTGCGTTCAGAGTTGTCGCCGCCGAATTGCAAGGCTATGCGGTGATCAAGCTCGCTCTCGTGCAGATCGGAGGGGCGTGAGCACATACAGCAGCGGCCGCCGTCACGCACCCAGATGCGGCGCTTAAGGCCGACGCGTGCACTACCACTAATTCGGCGTTGCTCACCGTATACCGGCTTTATGCGGCTCGTATCGATAACCTTTAATCGGGGCTTTAATGTGGTCAGCTTAGCCATGTAACCTCCATGCGCGTCGACGTTCCCGGCGTGGCTGCCTGTCGGGGTGCCTCTCTACCGGCACGCCGTCAGCATGATCCACCAGCGAGCAACACGGATAAATCACCGGACCGCCGCATGCATCACCCACGGCATAATCAGCCGGCTTACTGCTATCCCAACGGTGCAGCACTTTCGGTATGAGAGCGGGCGGCACGCTGTAGCACACGGCGTGCACCAGGCGCTGCAGAGTAATGTAATCACCTCGTTCCCGGTCAGCTGCGATCAGCTTTGTAGCTATCTCCAGCTGATATTGTGGCGGGCGGCCGGTGCCTAGATAAAAGCTGACGAGTGAATCAGGGAAGCGATTAAGCCATTCACTGGCCATCTTCACAAACCCATCCACCGGAACAGCGTCATCCTCCAGCACCACTACAAGACAGTTCTGGCCTGCGGCCCACTCCAGCGCTCGGCGGTGATTCCAGTTCGCGCCAAAGTCTTCTTCATCCACCAGCAGATAAGCACCCAGTGATTCAGCGAGCTGCTCGGCCTGCTCTCGCCGGGCGTGATGACCGACGACCACAAACCTTATTTGTGTTTCCACCATGCCACCTCTTTGCCGATACCGTTGGATTTGAAAATGGTGTGAACCCTCGGGCCGGTGACCACCCGTTCGCCGAATGATTTAGCAGCAATACCGAACGCGCCCATATCCACCAGCGTCGAGGGTGCCGCCTCCATCTTCCAGAAGCGCTGGCTCTCAATGCGGTAATAAAGCCTGATGATCCGGTGGGCAAACTCCATGACGTCTTCACGGCTACCGCCAAGCAACCCGGCGTTAAGCAATAGCTCATCCCGATACAGATCAATAAATTCGCTATACGCTTTGCCGTGGTGCTTAGTCTTCATCCATTCATCGGCATACGTCTTGTGCTCAGAGCCAACGTAGATTTTACCCGGCTCCATCTCCGCCCACGGTTCGCGCAGCATCTCCACGTCAGTACCATCGGTACACCAGACGAGACGATACTCAGGGTGATCGCGCAGATGCTGATAGATGTGCAGCCAGCGGGCAAAGTACGGGCTCATAACTACTGCCGGTACTGCTATCAATGTTGCGCCCGCTGGTGCGGTGGTAATTTCATCCGCCAGCACTACAGCTTCTCCACCAGACACAGATGATGACCACGAAAGCAGACAGGAAGGATCCGCGCTCATCTTCACAGGACGCTGCGGGTCCGGCTGGCTGGTTAGTAACGTGGTGATCACTACATCGCGCTGTCGCCGGTAGGGTGCGTAACCGGTATAGCCGCTATCACGACGGGCATTGAAGATACCCACGTTACGTCTCACCAGAGCCTCACGATCAGGGCGCGGAACAGAACGGGCCACCTGCTCATGCTCATCCAGCGAATGGATTAGCTTTTCAGAGCCAGTAACGTCAGCAAACGCCCAAGTGGTTAGCCCGGCATTGTGAATGCGCAGCGCCAGATCCGGATGCTCATACATTCCGCGACCGTAGACCGGGTCAAAGCCGCCGACCTTCTCTATTGCGCTGCGGTGGTAGTACAGCATCACGCCGCGCTGCCCGGTGTAGGCGATGTGCCTTTCATCCCGGTAAAGCACCGCCATATCGTTGAGCTTATTGCGCCCGGCCAGATCAAGAAACTGGTAGGCCAGGTGCGGCTCTGGTGAATCGATATAAGGCTGATGCCACCCGTCCGCAGTCGGCCAGGCGTCATCGTCCCAAAGGAACAGGTGCTCACAACCGGCAACCATCAGAGCTGCAAGGCTGTCGTTCTTCGATGCCACAATCCCCAGCGATGTTTCATGCCGGATTACACGAATACCTTCAGGCACTACAGCAGCAGGCTTTGACCCGTCATCCACTACAACCACCAGCGCGCCAGCGGGCAAATGCCTCAGGTGCTGATCGATAGCCTGCCTAAGAACATCAGGCCGATTATGCGTGGTGATCACTATGCCTATGCGCGATTGCTGGTGGCTGGCGGGGACATATTCCACGCCGTCGATAGATACCTGCATAGCACCAGCCTTAGCTGGACTGCTCAGCTTTGAACAGCGGCAGCGCCTCTTCCGCCAGCTTCACAGCCTTAATGGTCTTGGCCACATACTCGGTCTCGGTGTTAACCCGGTTGAGGTGGGCGGTGAACAGTTGGTACTTCAGCGGGTCATCCTGCACGAACGCCACCGCTTTCTCGGTCGCCGCGGTGTCATAGTTCAGGGCAGAAAGCAGGTTCATGCGGATCTGATCCGCCTCGGTTAATTCGATAGCCATGGTCATTCCTCTGAAGGGGGTTATGTTTGGGCAATAAAAAAGGCCGCATAAGCGACCTCTCTTTTCAATCTTTTTTAATCATCGGGATACATCAGCGGCATCCAGTGGGTTATCTTGCTGGAGCCTGATTCAATGAATGCTGTTGTTCTCTGCCAGTAAGAGCCCATGCAGGATAGTTTGAACACATCACCGGTATCACTGAGCGCAATTACCTCTTTCGACCACTGCCCTTCTTTACTCTCTGGCAGACTGACATCAACACTAATCCAATCATCAGTCTTCATAGTGATACTCCCAACGCCATTTCGTTGGAGAATCGCAAAGACGTCCACTAACTAATTCTTTCACATTAACCCGGACTAATCGGTAGCGTAAATCCTTTACTGGAGACATCGAAGATTCAGATAGAAGTTCCACACGCCCTTCCTCAATCGTCGACCGATGCGGCATATACAGAATATCAAGTTCAGGTATTCCATTAGTATCTACACCGCAATCGTAAACCAGCGCATCATAAGGGCCACCGACCAATGATATTTTCATAACAACCTCGTCTAGTTGCTCGCCATTGGTTCGCTGTGGCAGGCGGTGACGATGCCGCTTTTCGGGAGCTACCCTAGCCACTAATGACATTATCACAGGCACTCAGTGAATGCCTGCTGTAATGCCTTAGCAGTCAGCGTCAGGCCGGGCAACAGCGCGGCAAGCCCACATAGTGGCTTCCTGCATTTTGGTGCGCGCGATCGCCAGACAGCGTCCCGCCTCATGGGCCTCCGCTGAATGGTTGCCTGACGCATTCAGTTCCGTGCTAACAATCTCTCGCTCAGTAGCAATGAGGTTGCAGAAGTGTCGGCTAACATCTTTTAGGCGGTTCATACGCTCAATTTCACAAGGGGTTAGTGTGCGGTAGCCCTTAACGGTGCTACCGTCCTGCGGTTTTGCTTCGCTCATTTCCTTACCTGTTTTTTAGTTGGTTAAATCGAACGTCTACGAAGAAAACCACCCGTTGCCAGTGCTTGTTTAACGGCACTACTGGCGGCTTTCGCTATGGTCTGGCTAAAATCGCTCGGTTCGCCTTCTGCGCTAATGACGTAAACGCATTGAGCTGGCTTTGCACCACCAGCATTCGCCTCAGAGACTGAAAGTGAAAGGGGGAAGTATTCCGGAATGCCATGAACCTCACCCCGAATACCGTAGGCATCATATTTTGCCGATCCCGCTTCATTGTGAAGCTCATAACCATCTTCAAGCATCACAATGCGAAGGCTGTTCATCACATCCTTAAGCTGTGGGTTTTTCATACGGGGCTTATCTTGCATGCCGGAATTCTCTTTTTAGGTGGGCCAGCGTCGCGACGCTTCACAGCGTGGCTAACCGTGTTGTGCAGAGTGGAGAACATCATCAGGCGCTCTGCTCGAAAGCGCCTTGTGATGCTTAATCGCTGCTGCAACTTCCCGATCCGCTGTCATAGCTACTGCCGCTATCACAGGAAGAGGAAGAATCAGACCAGATCGGGCTAAGCGGACTGGCTGGGTTAAGTGGATTGAGCAGGCCAGATGAAGAACTGTTCTCAGCCTGACGGCGGCGGCGCTCATCTTCTTCCCGGCGGCGGCGTTCCCGGTCGGTGATGTAAGTCATATACCCTCTCTGCTATTTAAGGCACTGCTCGCGCACATACGCCTGCAGGCCGGTTAACTGACTGGTGATGGTTTCGATTCGTCGCCGGAGGGTGTAATAATCCCTTTCAGCGGCGTCTGTAAGTCGGGGGCCGGAGCCATCATCCATGCTGGTGGCGCTGGCCGTTCCGTTCGCTGTACAGGTTGCGTTGAGCCGCAGCCGCTTACGGCCAGCAGCAACATCACGCTCAAGCTGATCGATAGTTTCCTGGGCATCTGCCAGTTCTCCGGTGTATTTGGTGTCGAGGGCGGCCACGTCACGCTGACGCGTCTTCATGTCGTTGATGGTGTCGTTCGCCAGCTTCAGCGCGCTGGTGGCCTTATCTCGCTGCGCCTTGTAGTCGATGGCGTTATCCCGGTAGTGATTAACCGCTATCGACAGAGCAACGCACAGCAGGATCAGCACACCACCAGCTGCTAACGATATGCGGTTCATGCCAGCAGCGCCTTGCGCGCCCTGTTGAATCGCTCGTTGCGGTCAGCCAGTCCGTTTTTACCGCCGTTGATGATCAGCGTTACGCGCTCGACGTCGCCCCGATAACGCTGGCAACCATTCGACACGTAGAACCACGCCGCCGAACGGGCCGCATGTGCATCTTCTGCGAGTAGTTCTGGAGCCGTAACCAGATCCAGCTTTAGCGCCGTGCCGCAGGTGCGGTAATTATCCAGCCCGGTGATCTGAATCAGGCCTCTGCCACGATACTTCCACCCATCCTGTGGGCCTTTGTTGCCCAGGCGTTTGCTGTAGACCAGATTAGCGATCGCACGCTGGCGCTCCGGCGGTAACGCTTTTTCATCCGGACGGCGGCCCAGCATGCTCGCCTGGTCCCGCGTGATGCGCCCGGCGCGGATAAAGTCTGCCAGACCGGCCACGCTGTAGTTAAAGTTCTCCACCAGCGCGGTAAAACCCGTCGATTCGTGGCCCACCTGAGCGATAAACATCGCCTGAACGAAAGGATCAGTAATGCCAAACTCTCGCACCGCCGCATCGATGTGCGGGAACCAGCGCGCAGCTAATCCGGCGCTGATGTCAGCCGCCCTCTGAAATTGTTTTAGGTTCATTCTGGCCTCAGGACATAGAACAGCCGCGCCACGTTACCCCGTGCCCGGAACACGGCGGCGCAGATGATCAGGTTAATGGTGACGGATGCCCAGTGGGCGTGCAGGTAGTAATCGAACATGAATCGGAACGGTACCGAGGCATACGCCAGGATGATCAGGTATGCCATCCATGACGCCCACCAGTTATGTCGCCCGCCCGGCTTGCGGAACATCATCAGGCGCAACACTATCGCAGTACACGTCACCACGTTGGTCAGCACCAGCGGATCACTTGTTACCATTGGCTCCTCCTCTCCACCTCTGCAGGAGTGTCAGCGGATCCTGTTCACTGAGAAACGTCAGCGTCTTGATTGCCAGAGCAGAAAGCACCACCGCGCCCAGAGCGTCGAGCGGCTTTTCGGTGTACTGGGTCATGCTGGCCAGCAGAGAACCAGCCAACCCGGATCCGTATACCCCGGCAAAGTAGGAAACGATGAAATATGCAGAGCGGCGGAAAATAGTCAGGTCTGCTGCGGTGGCCACGTAGAAAACGGCACCAGCGAACGCGCCGAACACGACACCGTAATCGGTGCCCGTCAGCAGTCCATAGACGCTGGCACCTGTTAACGCGCTACCGGCGACAACAGACCCGGATACAGGTTCGGACATTAAGCCCCCTCGCTATTACTGTGAGTCCTCTCATACGAGGGGAATAAAAAAGGCCCGCCGAAGCGAGCCTTTGAAGTTATTGAATGTTATTACGCGGCGTGCAGTTCCAGGGTTTTACCCAGCGCCGCCAGCGCTTTCTGGATGGTGTCGATTTTGGTCGAGTGGTGCAGATCGAGGATGCGGGTCACCTCCTGCGGGCGCGTTTCGATCATGCGCGCCAGCTCGGCGTTACTCACCCCACTCTGAACCACCGCGTTGAGCAGCAGCACTTTGGCCGCCACGCTGGCGGGCACCTCCACGAACGCTTCACCCTTGCCGGATGGCGGCGGGATCTCGCGCCGGTCTTCAAAATAGAAGTCCAGCGCGGTTACCAGAGCATCCTGCGCCATTGCTAACGCTTCCTCTCTGGTATCGCCGCCGGTCATTGCTTCCGGGATATCAGGAAACAACACCGCGCACCCTGTTTCATCGCAATCGAACGTTACTGGATATCGCATATCTGAATAAGTGAACCGCCGCAAGCACCAGCCCCGAAGGGCTGGATTTTTTATTTCAGGCCGAGTTGCTTGAGAATTACTTTTCTCAGTGGCTCCGGTATCTCCTTCCCCGGATGCCTCGGCATCACCGTTTGCTTGCCCTGGTAGAAGAGTTTTAAGTGGTTAGTACCATCTTTGAACTCTACCCCCTGAGCGGCAAGCCAACGCTTGAACTCGCTTTGCTTCACTTCCTCCTCCTGTCTGTTTAACTTGAAATAAGTATAAACATTTTTGTTTATACAGGCAAGAGGATTATAAACTTTTTTGTTTATGTTTCTGGCATAAAAAACCCGCTCGGCGGCGGGTTTGTGGTCGATGAACACACAATGCCCATCGTTAATGTCAAATTTACACAAAAACGGCAAGATTGCAAGCATCATGCCGCTAAAGTTTGCGATTTATATCAAAATTGGTGAGCCAGTAACCCGTTTTAACTGCGTATCACTGTAGCTTTCCTCCTGAAAGCACTTAGTGACCAAGCTTTCGTAGAACGGCTTCCAGTTATAGCGCCAGGTGCGCTCCGGCAGGGCTGGGAGCTGCGCCAGAATGGCCCGGTACGCCACTGAGGATTTAGGTCTGCTGTACCCCCTTCCCTCACAGCGTTTGCACTGCTGGTACACCGGCACGCCCTGAAAATCAGTGGCCTTCCGGTCGATGGTCTTTCCGGTGCCGCCGCACTGGCAGCGCTGGCTGATCTTCCCGTGACCTTTGCACTTAGTGCACAGTTGGTGCTCCACGTTCTTCACCTCCCTCTTAACCTCAAAGTCAGATGGCGACTGCTTCATATCCTTAGCCCACTGCGGCAGGCGCATCGTGTAGTGACTCTTCACCAGCACGCCGCTCTTTTCGATTAACCCCTTCCCGGCGCACTTCGGGCAGTCGTAGGAGTCCGCCGCCGAGGAGGCATAGTCGTTATAGGCGAACGTCGCGATGATCCGCATGCATAGCGGGAACTGCTTGCCTGCGGCCCGGCGCAGCGCCAGCGGCGCTTTCTCTTTGGCATACTCAGCCAGCCATGCAATAGCGGCATCCTTATCCTGGGTGCTGATGCGTGCCTTACCCAGGAACATAGCCAGCCCGATCCCGGCCTCCGCCTGCGTCATGCCCAGGGCTGCCATAATGTCGGTACCGGTTAACTGCTCGCTGGCCGTGGCGCGCGGGCTGTCGGAGATATGCATCCCTTTCGGGGCGAAAAATTTAATGATTCCGTCTAAATTCATGGTGGTCTCCACTCCACTAATCACGCGAGAACGCCGATCGCCAGCGCGCGGTCTAAAGTTCGCATCAGCAGCTCAGGCTGCGTGCCATATTTTTGCTCAAACGCCTTCATGTCAGCGTGCAACTCGTCGTGATGCGCTCTGCACAGCGGTATCACAAACAAATCGTGCGCTTTGGTTCCCATTCCGCCTTGGCCGTAACCGATCAGGTGATGGGGATCGTCAGCCTGCTGGCCGCAGCAGGCACAAGGCTGTGCCTTAACCCAGCGGGTGTACTTCTCACACTCCCAGCGCGTCCGCTTCGGGCGCAGCATGAAAGACTGCGGCGATTCAGGATCCACCTTGAGTGCAAGCACCTGCTTTGCCTTCTCCTGCACGATCTCCGTAGCGGCAGGCATGTGACGCAGCTCGCTTTCCCGGTAAACCGATTTGATAGGCTCATCCGGTAGACGAAGAGCATGGCGCGCCAGATTCTCGGGGATAGCCTCGGCGAGGCCGTTACGCGTCAGCCACCAGCACACCTCCGGGATCGTCAGCTGGTGGTCGGCACCAAACTGGAAATCACCACGGATAAACCAGAGCAGCCACTCGGCAACGTTCGCACGCGCCATGCCGCCGAGCGTTTTGTTGTGCTGGTCGCGCAGCAGGTTGTCGCAGTGCCAGCACAGGCGGATAGAGCCTGGCTCATGGCGTAGTGTCGTCAGGTTATCGGAATGCCAATCGCTATGCGGCCACTGGCAGCCAGCAGAACGCATCAGCCAGCCCTCCAGCGCCTGAATGCCACCAGCGCGGCGGATCACCCGCTCGTTTTCGAATACCGGCTCCAGTAGCGGATCCTCTGCCAGCGGCTGCGCGGCGGGCGGGATTTCCCCGCTAGGCAGGCTGGCCAGTCGCTCCGGCTCGTTCTCCAGCAGAATGCGGCCCCGGCTGAACATCGCCATAAGCTGCGATCCTGGACGAAACACAACCTGCCCCAGCTCGCGTACCACTACAGGATTGAGTAGCGCCCTCATGCTGCCCGCCCCGCTGCCAGATGTGCCGCCCAAAGCCCACCGACCCACTTAACGCCCTTGGCGGTAAAGCGGGCTTGGCTGAAAGCGTGATTAGTAGTGTTGGAAGTCCCGGTTTTGACCTCAAACCTTCCCGCCTCGGTGTGGTGGCTATACGGGGTCAGCACGCCGCCCAGCCGGTACATGATGTTGCTCTCCAGCAGGAATAGCCTGAACTCCGGCTCTTTGGCCTTCAGTAGCTTTGCTACTTGGCGGAACGAAAGCGAGCCACTGGCGGCGACATAGCGATCGACAAACTCAACCTTAGGCGCGGCGGCGGCCAGCTCGTCGGCCAGGCGCTGCTTTTGCTCAGCCAGATCGGCGGCCAGACGCAAAGCCTCCGGCAGTGATTTCGGCACGCTGACCTGCTGCCCGCTCTCCAGCTCCAGCCAGCGATCGATAATTCGCTTACGCAGCACAACGCTATAACCTGACACCAGCGTCAGGCATAAATCCTTCGGCAGATGAAACAGTAGATAGCTGCGGCCTCTGTCGTCCGTGTATTCTCCCCAAATTTGGGGAGATTGAATGTTGAGCTGCTCCAGCATCACTTTAATGTCACGGCAAACGTGGTCGTGCCGCTTATCACATAACCCTGCAATCTCCAAGCTGGTCATCGCCGGGAAGCCCGGCTCGTTTTTAACGTAGGTTAACTCGTTCATGCGCTTCTCCACTTATTCAGGCGGCTGCAACCGCCGGTTGGTATTTACTGATCGTGATCTCTACTCGGCCTTTCTTGGTCACCGGCCCCCACTCCACCAACATCCGTTTAACCTGGCTGTCGTCCTCCCACACGCCGGCATGCGTAAGCGCGTCGAATAGCGCTTTGTTATAGTTGTCGATATCCCGGCGGCGGGCATCCGGCGGGAACAGGAAGATCTCTACCGCTGCGAGCTCGCTGGATGGCTTCGGCAGGCGGCGCAGCTGTTCGACGATCGCAGCACAGGCGGCACTCTGATAAGCGCGGCCTTTGGCGCTGATGAGGTGGCGGCCAGCCAGCGGCCCCTTGTTTGGGGCGCGCCAGTAGGTGTTTACGCTCGGCGGGAACGGCAGCACCAGTTTCATTCGTCCTCCAGCACCAGGTGCATTTCGAATGGGTGGTTTGCACCGCAATAACAGAGCGATCCAAAGTGGCTCATAACAGACCAGAGCGGCATAGACACCATGCCATTTACGTCAGCAGCAGGCGGAGTGAACTCCAGAGAAAGGCCCGTGTGGTCAGAAATCATTTCGTCATGCTGGCGCTTCAGCTCAGCGATCGCGTCGTCTGTAAGTTTCAGCTTCACGGTGCTGTTCAGGTTGACCTGAATCATCTGCTGCTTTGGCTGGTGGTTGATAGTGATGCCGCGATGGGCACCCGGTGCGATTGTGATCACCCCTTTGCGCTGGAGCGCCTTAAGCATCAGGTGCGCTGCGGTCGGCGATGCGATCCCCATCATGCGGGCCAGCTCGGCATTGCTGGGCGCATAGCCCCGCTCTTTGTAGAATCTCACCAGCAGATCGAATACCTCTTGCTGGCGCACCGTTAATGATTTATTTCCCACTGCTACCCCCTTACAGAACCGCAACGATGTCGTTGACGGTTTCGCGTGTGCTGGATTTGCTGGATATCGCGCGGCGGGCGCGTACGTAGTTGAGCTCGAAGCCGTGCTGCTGATACAGCTCGACGATGCGCGGCGCTGATGAGTTGCTGATCACCACCCGGGCGCCACGCTGGTGGGCGGCAACACAGCATTCCGCCAGGGCGATCTGGTCGTCCCAGCTAAACCCGCCGGGCGCGTAGTTTGTGAATCCGTTAGTGCCGGGCAGCGGTTCGTACGGTGGATCGCAGTAAACCACATCGCCCTCGCCAGCCAGCGACAGCGTGCGGCGGTAACCGGCGTTCATGAATACGCAGTTGTGCGCCAGCGCGCAGAACGCCTCGATCTCGGCTGCCGGAAAATACGGATTGGTGCTTTTGTTCCAGCCGACATTAAATTTCCCCGCCCGGTTGTACCGGATCAGCCCGTTGAAGCAGTGGCGATTCAGGTACAAGAGAGCGGCGGCGCGCTCCGGCCCACCCAGCAACTGCGCGTTGAACTCTTCAGCAACAGCGGCATAACCGGCGGCGCTGTTCATGGTGCTGAACAACAGGCGGGCGTGCCGCAATACGGCCTCCGGTGCCACCGCCAGCATCTGGTAGAGGTGAATCAGATCCGCATTGACGTCCCCTAGCAGGAAGCTTGCATGCTTATCGGAGTTAATGAACACCGAACCGCCACCCACAAACGGCTCTATCAGGCGCAACCCGGCGGGGATCAGGCGATCAATATCAGGCAGTTGATGGTATTTGCCACCAGCCCATTTCAGGAACGGACGTTGCCAGGTGCGCGCTGCTGGCGCAACAGCTTCTACAGGAGAGATCGACATCAGTTATCTCCTACGTAGCGGCCAGCAACGCAACTTTCGTCACCATTGCCTGTTGTCATTCCACCCAGGCAGCGCAGACGATGACTGCGGTAGCGTTCGCGATCATTAGAGGATTTAGCCGCGTCGTAGGCGGTGAGCCATGCATCTGCAGCGCGGCGCCACAGGCATTTACTCTCCAGTTCGACGGCCGTTTGCTCCAGTGCTGTCAGCTTGCTGTCACTGGTCGCCTGCGAATCTACGAAATAACGAAAACCGTCACCACTATCGAACCGCTGGATCTCTCCGCAGAGCCAGAGGCTATCAATCGCGCTATACACGGTGCGGCGGTTAACACCCGGCAGCGCTGCGGCAATCTGGGAAGGCAACTGGCTTGGGTTGGTTTTGATGTGCTGAAATACCTGCTCAGTAGCTGTCATCCGCGTGTCCCCGCACCTCTGAAACCTTCAGGAATAACATCGTCAGGAATGCAGACCATGTTGACGTCTCGCTCGCGCCTGGAGTCCCAAGTCTCGCGTGCCGGGCGTCCTTTCGCCTCCCAGCGCGTCGCGCTCTGCAGGTAACCTTCGAACTTCTTCGGCCCGAACAGCGTGTCGGGGCGCATGTACTGGTACAGTTCGTCGTTGCTGCGCCAGTGCTCATGCTTCAGGTCGATGACCAGCTTCAGGTCGCTGACGCTGTAACCTTCCCGCAGGCGTGCCCGGATGTTCTCCAGAGAGGTTTTTGATTTCTGGTAGCGTGAACCGCTGACCAGGTTCAGATGACCCAGAACCTCAATCGCCAGATCGGTAATCACCACATCAGGGTCGGGTTGCGCAGCAACCGGACAAGAAGGGTTTTTATTATCTGATGGATCAGTAGTTGAATTTACTGACGGATCCCCACCAGATTCTGACGGGTCAAAACCACCAGCAGCACCGTCTTTTGATGCCTCAGAATTTGATGGGTCAGATTTTGATGCGTCAGATTTTGACGGGTCAGAATCTGACAGGTGAGAGAATGCCGCCGCCTGCAGTTTGATTACGTTCAGCTGGTAAACGTTCGAGGCGTTACGGTTGCCCTTGCGACGTTGTTGACGGGACAGCCAGCCGCCCTTCTCCAGCTGCGCGATAGCAGTACGCACAGTGCTTTCACCAGCGCCAATCTGGCGGGCTATGGTACCGATGGACGGCCAGCTGATACCCTCGTCATTGCTGAAATCAGCCAGCCGCGCCATGATAGCCACGGAGGATAATTTCATGCCGGAAGCCGCGCAGGCATCCCAGACGTAGCCGGTTAATTTAGTGCTCATGATCGGCCTCTACTTCCCTGAAATCGCGTTTGAAAATTTGGAGCGGGCTGAAACACTCGTGTGGGTAGCCAGTCCGCAGATAGATAACGCGCTGCGATTCTGGTTCCCAGCGGATGACGCGGACGGGGATCCCCCGGCGGTCTTTGAACCAGCGGCTGATTTCGCGCATAACGCCTTAGCTCTCCGGTAGTACACACCCACGATTGCAGTGGCGCGGCTGTGGTTACATGCCACCCAGCGGTTTGCTATTCTGCGCTCATACCGAAACAGCGGAAGGCCCGGCACCGGGATCATCCGAAGTTGCGGTAAGCGGTTATTTACCGTTACACTGTTCATGCGTTAGTTTCTCCACTGACACGACACGCCACGGCGCCCGGAGCTGCACACTCGCGGGCGTCAACCTTTTCTGGCTGGCAAAAAATACGAAACAGAAGCGTCAGATGCTCCTGCCACTTAGCCATCACTTGATAGCTGTTCTCTTCAATTTGCTCCCGTTCCGCCTGGTCAATCACGCCATCGGCAGTGGCCTTGCGGAGATAGGTCGAGTGCTTACCGATCCACTCAATAGATTCCATCAGACGCTGATTGATATCCGCGTTGTCCACATCCTCGATATCCACCAGCGGAACGTTGACGCTGTTCGACTGGCGCGATACCGCATCGGCGATGTGCTTCGTGCCGCTTGCCTGCTGCAGAACCATTGCCCAGCCCATTGGGAAGATCTGATCGCCGCCGGTGCGGAGGCGGTTAAACAGCGCATCCTCTGTCACGCCCAGCCATTCAGCTGCTTCGGCGTACCCTCCCGGCAGGCTGGAAATGGTCTTCTTGATTGCCGCAACCAGCCACGCGGGCTGCTTTTCGACTTGCCAGTGTTGGTTATCCACGGTTAACTCCTTGATGCTGTGGTGTCTTTTTTTGACTTTCACAGTTACTGTTTCGGGTAGATGTCAGGCCGCAAATCTGATTTGGTTATTGCGCCGGACGTGATTTCTTCGAGCTTTTTGGCGAGGGAGAAGCCTGCCTTTTTGTAGCCGTTGAAAACCAAGCGCAGGTAACCGGGAGTCGATTTGACGCTTACTGCTAATTCGCACTGCTGCTCTTTGGATAAAGAGTCCCAATACTCTTTCATAATATGTACCTCCTATGTACATATTACACGAATAAAATGAACCCACAAGGTACTTGTACCCTTAAGGTACACAATGTTTAATTCTGGGATGAAAACGATTCAGGAAATTAGGCGGTTAAACGCCAGAAAACTGCGTGACGGTGTCGGCGGGAACACTTACTTCGCCACCATGATCGACAGAGAACCTACCCAGACCAGCAGGTTTATGGGGGATGGCGCGTCTAAAAATATTGGCGATGCGATGGCGCGCCATATTGAAAAATGTTTCAATTTGCCTTTAGGATGGTTGGATCAGGAACACCAAACTACTAACGTTGCAAAAAGTCCTGATGTATCAGACACTAATAGAAACATAACATTGGTTCCGGTTATTTCCTGGGTGCAGGCAGGAGCATGGACGGAAGCTGGCTTTGCTGAGGTGGACTTGAACAGTGTTGAAACTTATCCGTGCCCTGTGCCGTGCGGACCCATGACGTATATCTTGCGTGTGATTGGCGACTCTATGATCGACGAGTACCGGCCCGGAGACATGATTTTTGTGGACCCCGAGATCCCGGCAGGTCATGGTGATGACGTCATTGCGCTTATGCACGACTCCGGAGAAACCACCTTCAAAAGGTTGATTGAAGATGGTGGCTGTAAGTACTTGAAGGCTTTGAATCAAAACTGGCCGGAGCCTTACGTTAAGATAGACGGCAATTGCTCGATAATCGGTACGGTGATCTTCTCAGGCAAACCTCGAAGGTACCTACACAAAAATTAATTTTACCTTGAGCCCGCGAAAGCGGGTTTTTTTGTGCTTGACAATGTACCCTAACGGTACATAATGTACCTATCAGCAACAGCGAACAGGCAGGACGCCCACGCAGTAGCCGCCACAGGCGTATGAAGATGGGGATGATTCGCTGAATTATTCAGTGCCGGTCAACGAGGGCATTAAGATGATCTTCACCAAACCAGCAATTCATCGCGTGCAGAACCTCGGTTTACAGATGGCTGTGCTGCGCAGTAAAGACGAACTGCAGGGCGATGTATCAACGTATATCGAGTGGCTGCAGCTGCAGGCGGACGCAGTGGACGATGATGAGTTGGCATTGGCCTCGTCAATCGGCAGGAGCATGCGCCAGTTGCGTGAAAAACATGACCCGGAAAAGTGGCTCCGTGAGTTTCACCGGCAGGACACCGCAAACGATTTTTAGAGATGGCGGTACGGTGTGACACCTCGGAAGAGACGAGGGCATAACCAAAAGAGCGCTGGCATGCAAAAAACATCTCGCAGCCGTTGCAGTACCAAAAGCCAGGATGGAACGGCAGAACGCGGTAGTGCTCTTTTTGTTGTGGTGAATGCGCAGGCTGATGCGTGGCACGTGGACGTAAAGCGAAGCAAGTTGCACCGTTGGTTCCCTGCTAAGCGCCAACGGAATGCCGGAGATCAGCACCGGCCACAACAACCTAAGACCTGTAATAGCTGCATTGCTGTCTTTGGCGGCATCTGTCTACCCGTGAGGATGCCGCACTTTTTTACGCAACACACGAGAGCATCACCGGGCGACGGGCTCATAACCCAATCCACCCGGGCGGCAGGTAACCGCAGGTGCTCTCCTGTGTTGTGTGGAGAAACTAACCCGTAGCGCCTGTGCAGTGGCGCTCAGAGGACAACCTAATGAATAACCCGTTCTTCAAAAACATGTTGGCTTACCGCCTCAGCCGCGATGTGATCATCGTCGACAACAACGGCACCGCGAAGCTGGCGCAGCAGCTGGAGGCGTTCCGCTTCACTCCCTGCGGTAGCCAGGACTTCGCCAAGGCTGGCTGGGTACCGCCGCTGGGCGCGCTGTCTGATCAGCTGTTCCACCTCACCGGCGGCCAGCTTCTGCTGGTAATCCGTCGCGAAGAGAAGATCCTGCCGAAGCAGGTCATCACCGAGACGCTAGCGAAGAAGGTTTCGAAGCTGGAAGCCGAACAGGGCCGCAAGCTGAGAAAGACCGAAAAAGACTCGCTGCGCGATGAGGTGCTTCACTCCCTGCTCCCGCGCGCGTTCACTCGCAGCAGCACGATCCGCATTTGGATAAACCTCAATGACGAACTGGTGCTGGTTGATTCTGCCAGCGCCCGCCGGGCGGAAGACGCGCTGGCGCTGCTGCGTAAAACTCTCGGTTCCCTGCCTGTGGTACCGCTGACTATGGAAACCCCGATAGAGCTGACTCTGACCGAATGGGTTCGTTCCGGATCCGCGCCGCAGGGTTTTGCTTTGGGCGATGAAGCTGAGCTCAAAGCCATCCTGGAAAATGGCGGCATCGGCCGCTTCAAAAAGCAGGAGCTATCCAGTGACGAAATAACCACTCATCTGGAAGCTGGCAAGCTGGTAACCAAACTGGCGCTGGACTGGCAGCAGCGAGTCGATTTTGTGCTGAGCGATGACTCGGCGATTAAGCGCCTTAAGTTCGCCGACGAGCTGCGCGACCAGAACGACGATATTGATCGGGACGATGCCGCCCTTCGCTTTGATGCTGACTTCATCCTGATGACCGGCGAGCTGGCAGCCCTTCTCAATAACCTGACTACGGCGCTCGGCGGCGAAGCCAAACGATAACCTCTAAGCAGTGACCCACCCCATCGCAATGGGTTGGGTTGCTGCACTCCAAAATCGGTGCCAAAGGGCGCGGGAGGGTGGATGAACCACATCGAATTTATCGAAAAGCATGTACGTGAAGAGCTGATCCGACAGGGCTTCACAGTGGCGGTGGCCCAGGGGGGGGCGTTTCAGGCGGTCAATATGTACCGCCGCATGTCTCAGGCCAGTCGTAAAGGAAGGATTTTTGATGATGTTTTGCGGTACGCGAAGCTGTGGGCTGAGAAGCAAACCACCCAGACAGAGCGTACCACCAGTAAACGAACCAAACGAGACAGCCAGAACGGGCTGTTTTGAAAAAATTCTATCAGCGCGGTGCAGCGCGTAATATGGAGAACAACCACAAATGAGCTTTATCCAGACAGCATCCGGTAAGCACTTCGAATACCTCAACGCCTCCACTGACGACGTGGTGATCGAGGATATCGCAACTGCTCTTTCAAATATCTGCCGCTTTGCCGGCCACCTGCCGGAGTTCTACAGCGTGGCGCAGCACTCTGTTCTGTGCAGCCAGATTGTCCCGCATGAGTTCGCCTTTGAAGCGCTGCTCCACGACGCAGCCGAGGCTTATTGCCTGGACATGCCCGCGCCGCTGAAAGCGCTGCTGCCGGACTACCGCCGCATCGAGACGATGGTTGATGACCTGATCCGCTCTGCTTTCGGCCTGCCGTTACAACAGTCTGCTGCCGTCAAGTATGCCGACCTCATCATGCTGGCAACCGAGCGCCGTGATCTGGAGATCGACGACGGTACGCCCTGGCCGATTCTTGCTGGGGTGCCAGAGTCCGACATAATCCAGATAATCCCGCTCCGCCCAGGTCAGGCTTACGGCCTGTTCATGAACCGCTTTAACGAACTGCTGGAGACCCGCTAATGAAAGAGCAACTGGCTAACATGACCATCATCGAGCTGGTCAGAACGGCACATAGTTATGCCACCAGCATTCAGCAGATCGATACCTACTCTGCGATCGTAACTGAGCTGGCCGCCCGACTTGAGGCGCTAAACCTGGCTCATATCGGCGGGATGAATAGCCTTCGCAGTGCCATTAGCGACCGAGACCAGCTGGCGGCGGAGAATGCGGCGCTGAAAGATGCAGTGCAGACCCACAGTGAGTCAGTCCATTTCTGCGAGGTATGCGGTAAAGATGACCCATGCAGCACAGATGACGTTTGCTACGTGCTCAAAGAAATCCCCGCCACCGACGCCTGGCAGCGCGAGCAGATGGCTAAGGGTGTGGATGCGTTTGCCGCGCATAAGCGAGAACGACAGCAGGCTCTGCGTAGCCGAAGTATGAGGATGTCTGAAGAGGCTGCCGGTATGGCTGCTGATGCTGAGAACTTCGCCGCCCAGCTGCGCAACGGGGAGGCTGTATGAGCGACAAATACGCAGCGCTGAAACAGGCGGCTGAGAAGGCAACACCGGGGCGAATTGGTGACCGCATTGATGGCAGTGGAAGCATTAAATATGAATGCAAGGGTTACGACGGATCGCTTGTGCTGCAAACAGACCACAAAAACATGGAGTACGGCTTCATTGGCGACAATGGGGATGCCGATGAATTGTTGTTTAGGCTATGCGCTCCTGACGTAATCCTCGAACTGCTGGCAGAGCGGGATGCTGATAAGCGGCGGATCGCTGAGCTGGAAAACGATGAGGTGCGTCAACGTCTTGCTAATGCTGAGCACCAGCTTCACATGGCCGAATTGGCTAAGCACAACCTGAAAGCCAGCCGTAAGGCGCAATTCAAAAAGCGCCGGGCCGCAGAGCGTCGCATCGCCGAACTGGAGGCGCGGACGCCCACCGTTAAGCTGCCGCAGGGTTATGTATTCCGAGCTGGTCATCCGATCAACGAGGGTGAGCGCCATGTGATGGTGCCTAAAGACGGCGGGGACTGGCTCAGCAAGTTTGATGTCGAGCATGCACTTCATGTTGCTGGCATCAGCCTGAAGATTGAGGGGGAGTGAGTATGGCTAACCTGCAACTGGCGGTGAACGGAGAATACTTTGACCAGATGAAATCCGGTGAGAAAAAATTCGAATACCGTTTGCTTAACGACTACTGGCGGAAGCGCCTGGTAAATCGTGAATATGATCGCCTAATTATCACTAAGGGCTATCCTCGGGCCGATGATATGGAGCGCCGCATAGATGTTCCCTATCGCGGGTATAGCGAGCAGAAAATAACCCATAAGCATTTCGGCACTAATCCGGTGAACGTTTTCGCTATCAACGTCTGCATCGAGGACTAACCCATGACACTGAGCAAAGAAACAATTGGCAACGTGATAGGAAAGCTTGAACACTTCTCACAAAACCTAAAGTGGACGGATGTGCGTGGTGCACAGGACCTACTGGCAGCAGCCGATGGATTACGCGAACTGCTTGAGCGCCGGGATCGGGATAAGCAGGAGCCTGTTGCGTATATGGTTGGTGGTTACACCTTGCTACATGCCCATGATCCTAAATTGGATGAGTTTCTAAACAGGGCTACGGCGCTGTACGCCGCGCCGCCAGCGCCGGTAGTCAGCCTGCCGCCTGAGTTTATCAGCGAGGAGCATGGGCCGGTTGTTCAGCTCGAAAAGCTGATGGCTGCGTTGGCTATTAATGGCATCAAGTATGAGCGTCGCTTTAGAGATTGCGATCAGTCGTTCGGTAATTCCGAACAACTCAACTCTCCGGCGGTTCCGGATGGTTGGATTATGGTGCCGAAGAGGTTAACCGCTGAGAACGGTGCGAAAGCAGCGCTTATCGGGGAATTCAATCTTGAATACTCTCTAACATGCCACGAGTGTTTTGGTCAGGGCTGTGACGATTGTAGTGGCGAGGGGGCATGGACAAACACCATCCCTGTTGACTGGACAACTATCAAGGATATCTGGGCTAAGGCCACTAATCACTTCACCGCAGCACCGAAGCAGGAGAGTGAGTGATGGTAAAGGCTGAACTATACGGAAAGATACAGGCGCTGGCATCCGACTGTCATCAGTTGGCGTGCGCAGCCGATCTTGGTGAGGAGCGGGTAGAGTTGTTTTCGGTATACCACGTTTTGCATAACCTCACTCGTCGGGGGTATGCGGAGCAGGTAGGCGTTGCCATGAACCCGCTCTTGAACCATGTAGGCGATGACGAAGAAGACGATGAAGACTGGAACGAGGACTGATAATGTCCTTCACCAGCAGTATTGATTAACGCCCGGGTGCAGCCGGGCTAAGTGGAGAATGACCCATGAGCGATCGTTTCCTGACTGATGAAGAATTAGCAGAGGCCACGGGCTCGCCCCAGAAGTCCCTGCAAAAAGAGGTTTTAACCTGCAATGGGATCTACTTTATTGAGCGCCGGGATGGTTCGATTAAAACTACCTGGTACCACATAAATCATCCTATTCAGCGCCTCGCTCCACCAGCAGGTTATCAGCCTGTTCCAGGCATGAACTTTGACGCTATAGAGAGATAACGTATGGGTCGCAAACGCGCACCCGGTAACGAGTGGATGCCGAAGGGTGTATTTTTTCGCCCTTCTGGCTACTACTGGAAGCCCGGTGGTACTACGGAAAAATTAGCTGCTGCCAACGCTACAAAGGCTGAGGTATGGGTCGCTTATGAAAAGGTGGTAGAGGGAAGAAAAAATCGCATCACCTTCTCGCAGCTCTGGCGGAAGTTTTTAGCCAGCGCGGATTTTGCCGACCTTGCCCCTCGAACGCAAAAAGACTATCTCGCGCACGAAAAAAACATCCTGCCGGTGTTCGGTGATGCGGAAGCAAAACTGATCAAGCCTGAGCATATTCGCCGTTACATGGATGCCCGCGGTAAAAAAAGCCGCGTTCAGGCTAACCATGAGCATAGTTCTATGTCCCGTGTATTTCGCTGGAGCTATCAGCGTGGTTATGTACCAGGTAATCCCTGTGTTGGCGTGGATAAATTTCCAAAACCTCAGCGCGATCGCTATATCACCGACGAGGAGTATCTGGCTATCTATGACCATGCCACCCCTGTTGTTCGCGCCGCTATGGAAATAGCCTACCTTTGCGCAGCAAGGGTATCAGATGTTCTTAAAATGAACTGGAATCAGATAATGGATCATGGAATTTTTATCCAACAAGGTAAGACTGGTATTAAGCAGATCAAAGCATGGAATGACCGGCTAAGGGCTGCCATAGAGATATGTAAACCATGGGGAGATGAAGGGCCGGTAATCAGGACGATGTACGGCGAGAGGTATTCGTATAAAGGTTTTAATGAAGCCTGGAGAAAGGCGCGGTCTGGCGCAAGTGAAAAACTGGGGCGGGCGCTCGATTGCACCTTCCATGATCTGAAAGCAAAAGGCATTTCAGACTACGAAGGATCCAGCAGAGAGAAGCAGGTTTACAGTGGCCACAAGACCGAGTCACAGGTGTTGGTTTACGACAGAAAGGTGAAGGTGAGTCCGACATTGAACCGAAAAATGTGAGCTTTGAAGCCCGCTTTTTTCTCAACGGATTTTCTCACATTTTCTCATTGGGATCTGGATCGTTGAAAGCGGTACGGGTAAGTGCTTGAATAGTGGCGGAGAGAGGGGGATTTGAACCCCCGGTAGAGTTGCCCCTACTCCGGTTTTCGAGACCGGTCCGTTCAGCCGCTCCGGCATCTCTCCGTTTTGATGACTGACATCATGCCAGGATATTGCGCATTTTAACAGTCCTCATCCAGTCAATTAAGTTCAAGTGACGAGTTTGCGAGCAAAACGATGATTAAGTGGCCCTGGAAAGCAAATGAAGCATCACGGATGATCCATTATCCCTGGCAGGAGGCGCTTGCCATGCCGATTCTGGCAAACCTGACGCTGGAGGAGCAGCAGCGTCTTGCCCAGCTTGCCGAGCGCTTTTTACAGCAGAAGCGCCTGGCTCCGCTACAGGGTTTCGATCTTGATGCGCTTAAGAGCTGCCGTATTGCCCTGCTCTTTTGCCTGCCGGTGCTTGAGCTGGGTCTTGAGTGGCTCGACGGGTTTCATGAAGTGTTAATCTACCCTGCCCCCTTTGTTGTCGATGACGAGTGGGAAGATGATATTGGCCTGGTGCATAATCAGCGGGTAGTGCACTCTGGACAGAGCTGGCAGCAGGGGCCGATTGTCCTCAACTGGCTGGACATTCAGGACTCTTTCGATGCCTCAGGGTATAATCTGATTATTCATGAAGTTGCGCATAAGCTTGATACCCGCAACGGCGATCGGGCCAGCGGCGTACCCATGATCACCCTGCGTGAAGTGGCTGGCTGGGAGCACGATCTCCACGCCGCCATGAACAATATCCAGGATGAGATCGATCTGGTGGGCGAAAGCACAGCCAGCATTGACGCCTATGCCGCAACCGACCCCGCCGAGTGCTTCGCCGTGCTCTCCGAGTACTTTTTTAGCGCGCCTGAACTGTTCGCGCCGCGCTTCCCTTCGCTTTGGCAGCGTTTCTGCCAGTTCTACCGTCAGGATCCGCTGGCACGTCTACGCGCCAATACACCGGCATTAGCGACGAGTCGATATCGCGTTCAGTAAAAACACAGCTTGTGCTTTAATTAGTCAATTGAATCAGCGCGTTAATTTTAGTGTTGACACAAAAATACGGGGCCAGTAATATGCGCCCCGTTCACACGATTCCTCTGTAGTTCAGTCGGTAGAACGGCGGACTGTTAATCCGTATGTCACTGGTTCGAGTCCAGTCAGAGGAGCCACTCTCTCAGCGATTGCTTTTTTAATCAGGCCACGCCTGGTTCTTTATTACATCTCCAATATGTCCTGCTGAAAAGTTCGCTAACGTATCCCCATACAGTTCGGGTAAATACTCTCCCAGCTCCGCTGTCGTCACAGGCTGATTCGAGGCCTTATCCAGATAGCAGACTGCGTTTGCGGGATTACCCACCCAGTCATCAGCAGGATCCCGATAACGAACGATCAGCGAGCCGCTGGGGTCACCTAACAGATAACCTTTACTGCACCCGTCTTCAGCGACCTCATCCGGTAAAATACTGAGGGAGTCAACCTTGTCAGGACGATAGAAATTAATCTTTCCGCTTGCGCTATTTGCGTTAGCAAAAACGCTAGGGTTGCCTGGAATATAAGGATTGGCGCTATCCGGTACTGCTGTCATTTCGCTATCAATCACTTCAATTGGCAGCGTTGGTGTAGCCAGCAAATTGAAGTAAAGCGTGGCGCTCATATAGCCCACTTGCTGAAACTCGCCAGAAATGGTAATCAACATCTCCTCTTCTAGCGCTCTAATTTGCCCAATAAAAACGCCGAAGCACTGCTCATGCTGATCGTAACCTGGCGAAGGCTGGCCTTCCATATAGCTCTGATTATAAGAAAAAACCACGTCAACAGGATAGGCAACACCGTTTACCAACACCGTAGGCGGCGTTAGCGATATTTGCCACCCTTCAGGGCTGCCGTCGCCCCATGGCGCATAGAAGCGTATTAATATTTGCCATGGATAGGTCCCCGCAGGCGCAATCAAGGTAGTTTGATAAGAGGGCATCGTTTCGCTTAGCGCAACGGTGCTTTTAACGGGTTGCAT